GAAACTTCTATTAAATCCGTAGCGTCTAAGTCCGCCCCTTTGGGCGTCATTTGGCTAATTTTCTGCGTTAGGTTCATAACAATATTAAAATTAATTTGGTTCTTGTTTAAGCGGTACGGCGCAGTCTGTCCAGTTGTTTACGGCGTAAGTTGCGGTCATTACCCAACCCGCTGCATAGTCTAGTAAGTCGTTATTTAACGGCTCGAAAGTAGGGGTGTCTACTAGGTCAAACGAATAGTTGTCCGAGTTTATGAAGTACGTATACAAGTCGTATAAAATCTGTTGGCAGTCGCTTAGAATTACGTTAATATTCGCGCGGTCTTTTTGGATAATATCGAAACAATAAATTTCAAGTACAAAGTCGTTCGTGTTTTCGGTGGCCAACGCCGTTACGGGAACTATGTAAACAATAGGGTATTTTTCGTCTTTAGTGGCGAAGTTAAACATTTGTTCTTTAAAGTCCGACCCTACCTTTTTTACTTGAATATGGTTGTCGTAAAACGTTGTTATTTCGTTTATAAGTGCTTGGTAACTTGTCATAATTCCGAACCTTGTTTTATTTTATTGATTTTACTTTGCGTGTTTGTTATGTCCGTTTCGCTTACAACCGCTTGAACTACAAAACTAGGCGTAGCGTTTACGCTTTTAAGTTGTCCCGCCGTGTTTAAGTCGTTGCCTTGACCGAATAGGTTAACCTGCGGTACTATTGACGTAGCGCTTGTAGAACTATCCGAAGACGAAGTATTGCTAGATCCCGAAACCGACCCGCTAGGGTTGCTAAGTAATTGCTTAGCCTTTACCATGTTCGTGGTAATTTGTAAGATACCACTAGCAAACTGAGCCGCACCCGCTAAGCCACCCGTAACGCCGTTTAAAACGTTTTGTTGTGAAGCCGCTACAAGTCCCGAAATAGCCTTAGCCGTGTCGATGCCTATTTGAATTAAAGCGCTGGCTTTATTTATTTGTTCGAGTTTCTTTTGGTCTTTTACTACTAAGCTTGTCAAGTTAAGGGCGCTTTGTGCGTAGTCCCCAATTGCTTGTATTCTAGCGTCGCGTACTTGCTTAGCTTGTTCGATTGCGTCTAGCGCATCTTGCTTTTCTTTTTCTCTAAACCTTTTGTTGATTTCTTCTTCTTTTTCTTTTTGTTCTTGAAGCAATGTAGTTGCGTCAACACCATACCTTTCGGCTTCGGCTATTAAGTTTTCGTAGTGGTATTTATTCGCTTCGAGTTCACGTTGTTGGTCGCTTAGGCCAGCTTGGTAAATTTGTTCTTCTATGGCTTCTTGTCTCAAAGCTTCCGAAGTTAAGAAGTCGCTTATTCCTTTTTGCACTTCTTTTTGTCTAGCAAGTTCTTGGTCGGCAAACGTTTTATTGATTGCAGCAACCTCAATATTTTTAGCCGTTTCTAAGGCCGTTGTATCTTGCTTATATTTCTTAGCTTCTTTAATTAGCGCGTCGTATTTCGCCGTTGCGTCGTCTACTTCTTTTTGTTGTTGTGTTTTACCTGAGTCGGACACTAATTTATTGGCCGCTGCGATTTCTTTTTGAATAGCCGTTTTGCCTTCTTTGTACGCTTTAGCCGCTGCCTCTGCTCTAGACTTTGCCGCTTCTGCGTCTTTTTCCGCTTGCACTTTTGCCGCGTCCGCTTCTTCTTTTGCGGCTTTGTTTATAATAACTTTGCGGTCTATTTGCGCTTGTTTTATTAGCGCGTTTTCGTCTTTAAGTTGTTTCTTAAGTCTGGCTCTTTCTTGCTCGGCTAAAGTACCGCGCTTGTCCCCCAATTCTTTGAGGTCTTTTTCGGTTTGTTTTAAACGTTTTTTAGCTTCACGTTCGGTTACTTTCGTCTTTTCAATTTCTAAGTCCGTCGTTTCTTTTCCTAAGGATTGAGCAAGCTGAATTTCTTGCTCTATTCCTTTGCTTTGTTCTTCGGCCCTTTCTTTAGACGAAGCTATTATTTTTTCGTTATTCGCTTTGACCTTTTCCGCCGCGTCATCCGATGCAGCCGTACTCAATCCCAACCATTCCGTAAGTTGTTTAAATCCTTCGATCAATGGCTTAAGCGCTGCGTTAATAGCGTTGAAAATTTTATCGAGTACCCCTATCTTTTTTAGGAACGAACCAATTGCCACAACTATGGCCACAATAACGGCGGCAAGTAGAAATATTGGATTTGCGAGTATTTGAACGCCTAGTTTAACGAAAGCCCCGCCAAGTGTTTTAATAGTCCCTGTAATGCCTTTAATTGCCGTAGAAATGTCCGCTTTACCAATCTTACCTAAGTTGTTCGCGAAGACTTGCGACTTTTGGCTTGCTTCTTCAAAGTCCAAAGACATCAAAGAATCTCGAATACCGCCAAATGAGTTGCTAATTTGTTCGAACTTAGAACCCGAAGCAAAGACATTGACCGCGTCGTTTGCGTCTTTTATTCGGTCGGAAAGTTCACCCGCTTTTTGGGCGAGCATTTCCATTTGTTTCGGGTCGGTGGCGGCGGCTATTTCAGCTTTTAGGCTTCGTAGCTCGGCTTTCATTGAGCCAATACCCGTAAGTTTTAAAGGAATTTGTACTTCGTTCATAACAATATTAAGGCTAGTAAATTCTTATTTCTAGGGTTGTGTTATTTAGTATGTCGTCTGTATGCTGGTGGTTCTGGGTGTTTGTGGTTTTTACGACTATATCCCCGTCCGTGTTTATAAAGGCGCTACACAAATGGTCATGCTCGTTACTATTAATCATTACAAAAGTATACAAAGCCTCGAAAGGGCTTGTAGGTGTTCCTAAGTATTGACCTTTTAAAGTTCGAGTCCAAGTTACTGGGCCTATGTTATTGCTTAATTCAATAGCCGTAGGGGTGTTAGTTCCTACTTGGGTAAGGTTTACAACGTAAGTAGAAGTTTGAGCCGCTGCGCCGTTTATTCTAGGAGTAATTATTCCGTCTTCGTCTAGAGTTTGTCCGTTGCCGATTACAATACCTCGAACGCCTTGCGCTATGGTGTTACCGCGTCCGTAAACCGAAACCTGCGCGCCTTCAAGAATTACGTTACCCGAAATAGTAGACGACCTAAGAACGGAATCTAACGCCGCCTCAGTCGTTGGGCTAGGCGTAGGGTTGCCCGTGTTTGAAATGAAAGGCGCTAATTCTAGTTCGCTATCCGCGCTTATAAGTTCGACCTTTGTTAAGCCTTCCGTGTTTGCGTTGTAATCAATTACTCGGTTAATATTCCACCAAGAATTATCAATTCTGATTTTGTCGCTAAGCTTTAAGCCGTGAATGTCGTTTTCCGTCAACTTGAAAAACGCGGTTAACATTTTACCCTCGTTAATTTGGTTAATAGTACGACGCCAATACAGGTTGTAAAGCGTGTTATTGGTTAACGTTTGAGGGTTGTAATAGTAGAAGTCGCAAGTTCCAAAGTTAATGTCAAAGCTAGGCGTTAGCGCGTTATCGAAATGTGTAATAGCTGGGTAAGTAGTTACGCCGTAAGTACCCGTTAAGCCCCCGTCTATTATGTCGTAAGATCCGCAAGGTTGTTCGCCGCCGTCGTAAAGTATTCTTATGTTCGTCTTCGGGGCTTGTCCGTCAATCATTGGCACAACCGCACCGAATGTCGTTTGGGCTATTGGCGTAGGGCTAAAGATTAGTTCTTTCGTGTCTACGTCTTTAACATACTCCGAGTTAAAAATGTATTCTTGTTGTCCGTATATTTCGCGGGTAGCTTCAAAATACAACGTGTTTGGCGTGTCGTTATCTTGTTTGTAAGTTAAGATAAGGCGCTTGTTTGAAACGTCGGGCAGGAACTCTAGGTTTTGTTCGCGGTCTTTTGCGAGTTTATAAGTCCAGTCTTTCTGCGCTCCGTTGTCGTAATATTCGTCGCGGTGCGTTAAGATTATGTTGTTAGGTTGGTTTGGGTCTACGTCAACGAATAGGTTGTACATTTGAAAGACGGACTTAACAAAGTCGCTTTGCTTAATCTTTACGGGAACGTATTGGTTCATGGTAACGAACCCGCCTATTGGTTGGGTATTACTATTCGGGATTATTTCTAGTTTAATATCCGTAATATCTATGTTGATGTCTACACGCGTATTGACACCCCCAGCAGTTTGCCAATAATGCAAGTTGTTTTGCATTTGTGACGAAATACCCGCTCTAATCTTTAGAAGGTCGCCAGCCGTAATGTAGCCACTCGGCGTTGTTACACCAACGTTTGCGTAAGCGCCGTAAATTGTTGTGCCGCTAGCTATGTAGCTATCTATTAAAATAGGCGTTAAATTGGCTATGCTGCCCGTAATGTTTGTGGCTCTTAGGTATGGGTAAAAAAAGCGCGGTATTGGCGCGTAAGCCCCTAGAGTTGTATTATAAAAAACAGGCCTTACTGGGTTTGCCCCCGTGTTGTTGAAAACAATATTATAGGTAATATTAAACTTAAATTCGTAAGACTGCGAAGCCGCTGGGTCTACGTCCGTCGGTGCGGTGTACTCGCCCGTTACTGGGTCAAAGATACCTTGCGTGTCTAAGATTTCAGTCCAGTTGTCTAGTTGTTCCCAAAACGGAATAAATGAACCCGTTGCAGGTTGCGCATTGGTAGTTGTGTAAGTGTTTTCTGCAAGAACTTTGTAGTCCGTCCAGTCAATTTGGTTTTCGTCGCCGTTGTAAGGAATTAGCAATTTATCGAACCTAGCGTTTTGTAAGTCCGTCCATGTGTAGGTAAAACCTGCGTTGGCAAAGATGCGGTCAAAATAAGTCTTCGCGTAAATAGCGGGCTTAATTTGTCGCACGTTATAAAGGGCGTCCGTGTCGTAAGGCAAGACGTATTTATAGCCGTTGGCTTGCGTAAAGCCGAAGCTTGCAATTATCGACGTAGAGTTGCTAAAATGGTTAAGGTCGCTAAAGTCTAGGTCGGTAAGTTCTGCGTTTGTTATGGCCGTGAATAGTTCCGCCTTTGTGTCTTTTATCAAGACTTCGTAGTTAATAACTTGTTCGTGCGCGTCCGTAAGTTGTGACTTGTTTACGGAAATCAATTGTAAGACGGCGTTCTCCATAATTACCACGTCGTTCTGCGTAACTTGGCAATACGTCAACTGCGAAACGTCAAACGTACCCGCGTCGATGTTTACGTCGTAGTAATGATTAAGAAGTTGGTTATTGTTGTCCGTTCCCGCTAAGACAATGGTCTTTGAGAAAGTCCCCGTTCGTTTGGTTATGTCCCGTATTTCACCAACGGAAAAGGTAAGCGGAAAGCTAACGTCTTGGCGTACGTCTAGAACGCCCGTGTCTAGAATTATTTTAACCATTGATTGCGTCGTTATTTGCTAGCTTAACAACTAGGCTTTGTTTGATTAGGTTCTTGTTACGTTGCTTGAAGACTTCGTAAGAGTTGTTTGTTACAATTACGGGTAGGTAATTGGTTGACTCAGGTACACGCACGGGGCATCCGTTTTCGTCTATTACTGGAACTCCGTCTTCGGTTGTTAGGTATGTTACAAGCTTAAAGAATACTTGCGGGCTAGTTACCAACTCTTCGAAATAAGTAGCCATGTTTTCGGTCATCCAGTTAGAATTTAATTCTAGCGTCTTTACGACGTTTATGTTGAACGTGCTAAACCCAAACTCTTCGTAGTTGTAATTCCATTCGCCACCGCTTACGTAGCCTTGTACGTCTTTATTGTATTCGTCGCGTTGTACTTCGCCACGTTCGTAGGACTTAAGCTGAAACGCAAAGCTAGACCATGACCCCATACGATCCAAAAAGCAAAGGTGATATTCGTTAATTTGCACGCGTCGGTCTAAATTGACGCGGTATTTTACGGAACTTTGCCCAGAGTCGTCGTACCAAAATTCGTAATAGGTTGTGTCGGGTTTGATTAGCGGTAACGTACCAACGCCAGCCGTAAGTATTCCCGCGTTGTTAGGGCCTACTGATACGCCTTCAATAGTTGTGTTGTTTGTAAGGAATTTATAAAGAATGTCTCCGTTCGAGTTTTCAAAGACTATTTTCTTACCTATTCGGCCTCGAATGTTAAGCCAAAGGTCTTGACCTATGGTTGCGCTAAATTCCGTTTGAGGTTGGTTTGTAAGCCAAAGCTTTGTAATGCCGTTAGGGTTGTACGTGTCTTGGTCGTACGTAGGGAACTCAATAAAGCGTCTAGCCCCGTTAAAAACGTTCTTAGTCGAGAAAGTAGTTATGTCGTACGTTACTACTTTGCGGTTATCCGCATAGGTAACCGACCCGTCTATGTTTGCATCGGTAACGCTAGACCACGCCACGTTAACTTCAAACCATGTAGCGCTAGAGTTGGTAACCGAATGTAAGCCTTCGAGTAATGGGTTAGCCGTACCTCCGTCCGCTTGCGCTATGTTTATTTGGTCGCCTATTGCAAACGTGTTTGTAACGTTCACGCGAACAAAGCCACTTGAGTTGGTAAGCGCTGAGGTGTAATTGAACTGCGCTAAGTATTCTTCACCCGTCTTTAACGTGAACGGATAGTAGCTATTTACCGCGTCGTAGTCCGTCGTTATGGTAGGTTGGAAATCCCAACTCACGTAAGAACTAAGGAACTTAGATAGGTCAAGTTCGCCGTAACCCGTTCCGTAGGTAGGTAAGACCTTGAAGCGTCCGATTAAGGTTGCGCCGTTGTATACGTCGAAAATGTACTTGAAGCCGTCGAGGTTCTTGTTAGTCGAGTCGACTAAAAACTTTACGGGGTTGTAAGCGGGTGTAAAGCTTTGGGGTTGTGCTATTATTGATTGTGCCATAACTATATTAATTTGCGCCCGTCTTTAATTAGAAAGCAAAGTAGGCGTCGTCGGTAAAGTATTGTTCTTTTATGTAGGTTGTCGCGTACCTAGTCGCGTCCATTGCGTCGTCGTAAAGCTTTACGGGTTCGTCTAGGATTTGGTCACCCATTTTTTTCCACTTGTAGTTTTGATATTCTTTCTTTAAGTGTTCGTTTTCAAGACAAAAGACCCCGAAGGTTTTAATGTTGTCGATACCCTTCTTTACGGACTTGTTCGCATTTAGAACATTGTAACCCGCGTTGTTCATTTCGGCAATGATTTCAGGGCGTGCGTAGTCGGCTATTATTTCCGTTTCCTTTTCGATGTTTAGGTCAGCTAGGCGGTCTATTAGGTTCGAGGTTGTAAGGTAGCTTTCGTAAATTACGGGTTCAATAAAAATGTCCTTTTCGTGCCAATAGACGCGAACTAACGCGGTCGGGTGATTGTAACCAAAGTCTAGCCCGTAAACAAATTGCGTAAAGCGTGCGGGCCTGTGTGCTAAGAATGTCCAATTTGAGTAAATGTTGCTTTTACTTATAGCCTTTTCACCTAGCGCGTAAATTTGGTAAAGGGCTTCGTCGGTTCGCTTGAGGTCTTCTATTTGTCGCTTAATGCTGTCAGGTAAAAACGGGTTGTCGCGATACGTGGATTTAATTAGCACGCTTTCGTTTTTTGGTAGGTCGTAAAGCCAACTTGTAGAATCCGACGGGTTGTAATCAAAAATTAGCTTAGACTCGGTACGCATGTTTAGTTGCGTGAAGTCGTCGTAGAACAACTCG